TCAAATAATACTGCTACCTTATCATTGGTTAGTCGTTGAACAAATCCAACATACCCTCTATAAATGGAGTGAGGATTAATAACTGTAACTGTAGTTCCTGGTAAAATCATTTAGTTTCATTATTAAACTTCACACCCTCGCAATCTTGTTTAGAACAGTAGTACCTACCATCACCTTCATTCTGTGTTAGATATGAACACTCAGCAGCCCATTCATCCATTGCTTCTCGAACGATAGACTTTATCTCTTCTCTCCACTTCTCACGATACTTCTCATACCGTTCCATTCTTCTTTCTTTAATCTTCTTAAAGTTAAACATTTAGTTTGATCCTTTACGTAACGCAGCGTTATCATATTCTATCACACCATCCTGTCTTACGACAAAACATTGATACCAATATGGGTCACCAGCAACACCATCTGTTAACTCATCCCTTCTTGGGAAGTAATCTAAAACAAATTCAAATGCTAGATCTGGATCACGAAATTCTAAGTATCCGTAGTACTTACTCTCTAGTGCTGTTATCAAATCCGCAGGTACAGACTCATCATCACGATAGTATGTGATAACTGCGGTCTTGGTTGACGCATCTGCTGCTTCTAGTCTTGGATTCTCAAAATATACTACAGCTCCTGATACTCCAGCAGCATAATCTTCAATGTCATCCCATGTAGCAGCGGAGTCAAGAGTCTTTATGTTCATCTATGGTCTCCAACTTCTTTAATTTATACGCGGCAGTAACTCTAAGTCCGTAATATTCCCTAGATGTGTCCTCTGCCCAGTGTAATATTTCTGATGGGAAGCAAATGGCAGAGCCTGGTTTGGGGAATACTGCATCAAATCTTCCGTCATCTTGTACAAACATGGTCTTACCGCCCCATATCATATCCCAATTAGGATTACAGTATAAAAGAAAGGTAAAATCACTGTCATCTCTATGTATAGAACCATCTAATCCACGAGTGTGTCCATTGAGATAATAGTCAACAATCTCAAACTCAAATGGTAACAAGAGTTTCATCTTCTCAGGTATATATGTATCAAACAACGCAATACCCTTTACATCCATTTTCCAAAATTTCTTATGTGGAAAATTGGTGTCACTACTAGCACCATACTGCCATCTTGGACGACTGGCGATCTTATCAATCTCCAGCATCTCACCTCTATCAAGTATAGTATCATATGATAGTATCTGTTCTAATGTTGCCATGATTAATCTCTAAATGTGCTGTGGTGTCTCATGAGTGCCATGCGGAACCAGTCCAACTCTAGCACATCTTCATTATCTAACTGACTCCAAATCTTATCATATAATTTATTAAATCTAACGATAGGTTCTCTCATCGCAGTGTCTTGAATAGCACTCTCTAACCAAAACGTAATACATCTACGTGTTCCTTTAGTAATAGGATTAACACCATGTACTTGTCCAGTTGGATAGACCATTAACTTACCTGGTTCAGTCTTCCACTCTTTCTTCTCACCATTCTCTTTAATATAATGCTCACCACCCTCATAATCATCATTCAAATTCATTACACATGTGAAATCTGTACGTGAACCATACATGTGTATGAAATCTACATGATCATTGTAATGACAATTCTCATCATACTTCAACATCAGTATTGGTGTTGCTTTAACTATCAGGTAATGATGTGTGAAACTATTCTCTTGTTTTAATATACGATGAATCTCATGGTTCACCATCATATTAATTTCTTTATCTGATTGTTGATAGTTACGTTTAATACTTTTATCTTTAGGTCCACTGACCTCACCATCTGCCCATGTACCCTGATCAAATACACTGTTTATCTGTAATAGTTTATCTCTATCAAAGAAATCATACAAGTTCATCATTTTTAGACATATCCAATAATATTTTGTTAAAGTTAGAGACTGCTTTCTCGTACTCTTTAGTCACTGTTGGCCAAGGTACACACATGTTTAGTATGTGATCATAACCAATAAGAAACTGTGCCTCTGGAGAATACTTCTTCCATGGTGTCAGTTCAATCTTCCCTTCACCTGCATCAGATATAGAAAAAGGATACATTAATTTGTAACAAACTTCTGTATCCACGCCATTAACGGGTTCTATATGCTTTTGTACATTAGTTATCACCTCATCACCTGTTACCAGAGTGACTATGTATATAGATGGTTCATTCATAATTACACGTTGTTATCTTGGAACGCCTTCAGTAGAGCATCTAACTCTTCTTGTGTGTTTGCAAACTTCTGACTAATATCTGATTGAGGGAATACATCATCAGGATTCTTAATCTTATATGCATTAGCAATCTGTGTTGTAATTCTCCTTGACCATGTATTCAATGAATTGTCAGGGAATTTACCAAACTGATCAGCAGTATCTAAGTATGCCTTAGCTTCATTAGGTTTCTTAGTTACCATTACTCCATCCTCTTCAGCAGTTACTTCAATATCCTTGAAGCGTGTGGTGTAGAATGTAGGATTGATTGGGAACTTAACATCATCTGCCTCTTGACCATTATAATCTTGAGGAATTGCTCTTAGTTTAGTACGATATGCAGTCCACATTGTTTTTGTAGCACTATCCAAAGCATTATCAGGCATCTGTGTCCAATCAGAATCATCTAATAGGAAGTTACGTATCATTTTGATACCTTCCCATGATACCTTATTCCACTTACCATACTGTTGATACAGTTCTTCTTGTACCTCTTCCTGCTCTACATCCTGATACTCAAAATACTTTGCCTTTAATTCATTAGCAATATCTTGTGCTTGTGCTTCAGATGGTTCTTTCCATTCATATGTTGTCCACTTCTTATTAGTAGTGACACGATCATACACATATTTCTTTCTTTCACACCCATATGATCCATTATCAAAGTAATTGAAATGAATCAATCTATCATTATCAGTTGTCCAGAACGGATACAACTTGTTCTGTATATTTGCATTCCAATATGCTTCACTGATAGTCTGTGTCTTTCCATCCACAGTTATCATACGTTGAAGCGCATTGCATTGTAGTACTACACGAAATTCTGCCATTGTTTTAAGGGAGTTTAAGATACCATCCTGTCAATATATATTTATCTCGCGAAAATACAGTGTTGCCACGATGCACATGTGTCATACCAGCAGGCCAGATAACTATTGTGCCTATCTCTGGTTTAATTCTACGTTTTTGAAAGAGAAATTCAGTCTCTGCTTCACCATCTGGCATATCATTCAAGTATATCATCCATGCCAACTCACGATTTGATGCTCTAAAACTAGAGTTTTCGTAATGCCATGTATGGTAACCACCACCAGGTGATGTCTTCTGCATCTTAAGACCAATACAACCTAGTTTTATCTTAGATATGTGGTCGTATTTTATTCTATAATTCTCGAATGCTGAGTTAAGATACTGATAAAAATGCTTTGATATACCTATCTTTATGTCATCTAATATGATTGAACAGTCATCCCTACCTAACTTACCCTGCGGAAATTGCTCATGTCCTGCCTGTAGAGCACCATTAGCTTCAGTATACTTATTAAATTCTGCTATAGCATCTACACATAACTTCGTATTGACAAACTTACGATACACACCAATGAAATCTTCATACTCACCTTGTGCTTGGGCAGGATCTATAATATATCCCGACTCACTGCCTAACTCCATTTAATATGCTCGTATCATATACTTCACTAGATGATAGCGTGTTACGAGTGGAATGTCAATATCTGGTTGCAAACTTGGTATAACATTTAACTTAACAGCAGATGATAGGGTAAATTTACCATCATTTACAGTAATACCAGCAGAGTTTATTGGATCTCCCTGTGGTGGAATGACCTCTTGGATATATTCTACACCCAAATCAATTCTACCTGCTTGTGTCACGTAAGTTGTAACCTCACCTTCTGCATGAATCATAGTCACCTTACCAATACCATAGTTATCTTCATCTGCATTACCAGTACTTGCTCTAACTTGTCTTACTTCCATCAATAGATTAGAAACCCTGTAAGTAGTAGGAATAACTACATCCACATCCTCCCATGTAGTAGCACCACCACTAGTTGAGATAGTTCCAAACTTAGTATAGCTACCACCACCATCATTACTACCGAATAGTTCTAATGGTTCATTTGGTACTTCACCACCATTACTACCATTACCACGTACTACTTCAAAGCGTACCTTTTCAGTAACTGTACCAGCAGGGTTAGATTGACTAGCATTATATGCTATAGTTCTAGCCCAACGATTTGCTTCATCACCAAAGAATCTTAAGTATTTTTGTGTGTCAGGAGAAATGAATCCACCATTAGCACCACTACCATTACCACTGTTAACATAATCAACTGAGTCACTAGCAGCATCAAATAATCCTACTGTAGTACTTGTACCTGTATTTGGTGAGTCTGATGTAACGACAGCATATCCAACTCGTGCTCGACCATCTTCATTACCATTACCAACGATCATTGTTCCACCGTTGACACTAACACTAGACAGATCTTCAAGTTTCCATGTGAAATAGCAACCTGATCCACCACCACCTCCAGCATTACCGTAGTATGTGGTGTTCTCTTCAACTGTCAATTTAATATAACCGTCACTACCATCAATTTGTTGTCCAATATTTACATCACCACCATTAGTAGCATCACCTTGAGCTACTATACTCTGACCACTGACCAATGAAGATTGTCCTCTAGTACCACCAAATCCTGGTTTAACTGCGTTGGATCCATTACCTCCACCGCCACCACCACCGATTCCAGCACCAGCACCGACTCCACCGCCGCCGCCTCCGCCGCCTCCACCAGTACAAACGGAGTTACCTCCATTGTTACCAGATCCAGCGAAACAACCAGAAACAGATTGGAAAGCATCTTGAGAAGAACTTGGTTGTCCATTCATTGAGGATAACTGAGTAGCATCACCAGCAGCACCACCGCCTCCTCCTCCACCAGCACCGATTAGAGGACCAGAAGGGATAGAGATACAAGAGGATCCTCCTCCTCCACCTCCTCCACCACCGCCAGTACCGTTACCACCGTTACCACCTTCAGAGAATCCAGCACCTTTAGCACCACCATTTCTTCCACTTCCTGCGGATCCACCGTTACCAACGTATAGAGTTAAAGTTTGACCAGCAAATGTGTTTATGTTTGCAACAACATGCTTACCATGTCCACCATCACCAGCGTACCAGTTAGCACCACCGTCTCCAGTACCACCTGATCCACCTCCACCACCTTTTAGTTCAGCTTGGACTTGGCTAACAGGATAATTATTAGGAATTTGATACGAAACAGAACTACCATTAGTACCTGATGTCCATTCAGTTACTACATTATTACTACCAGTATACAAAGTTCTCGATCCATTACCACCAGAACCACCGATCAACGCTGATGCTGCTCCAGTACCACCAGTACCAGAACCACCAGCACCACCATCATTACCAGCATAGAATGATTCTAATCTAAATGAAGCACCACCAGTTAATACTGTACTAGTACCAACCATACCAGCATTAAGGGTTACTGTCTGTACTACTGATCCACTTTGAATAACTTCTACTTTACCAGCACCTCCAGAACCACCTGCTCCACCTTGATCACCTCTTACACCACCGCCACCACCTGTGGCAACCATTTTGTAAGTGTATCCACTAAATGCAACCTCATAATAACTATCAAGACCATCAGCACCAACTATGTCAGTACTTGCACCAACTCCACCACCACCAGCACAGTAACCAGCAATAGCTTCAACTGGTGTCTGATCATTGGTTGATGCAGGAATAGAATATGTACCACCTGTAATTTGTTCGTCGAACCATTCTACGTTAGAGAATGAATCGCCTGGTAATGTTATTGGTTTACCACCAATGACATAGTTATCATCAATATCATATGTTGTTGGGGCAGGTGTAGTAATTGTAGTAACTGGTTCGCCTGGAAAATTACCAGCAGCATTATATCCTACTTCCAGCACTATTGTGGCAGAATCACCAGTGGTCGTGATGTCTACAAAATGACCTCTTAATGCGTTATACTTAGATGTACATAATTTAATAGTATCATTGTCAATCTTAATGACCCACCACTCAGTGTTAACTGCAAAGTTTACGTTAATAGTAGAACCTGCTGGTGGATTACCTGGTGCATATGTCATTACAGCAGGATTTGTTGCAGGATTAGTCTTTACTCTCAACTTATGTCCTGTTGCCATACCATGAGCAGTAATAGTAACAGTATCATCAACTGTATTGAATGCTGCCTGTGTTATGCTCATCTCAACTTTAGTACCAATCCCAGAAACGTTTCCATACGTTGATGCATTGGGGTCAGTAATAATATAATCTGTAATTCCATGTGAATGGAATAATGGAACACCACCTGAAGGTATGAAATAGTTTACAGATCCAGTACCATTCTTATATCCAACTGAATGGTCATCTAATACATATCCAGCACCTTCAAATGCACCTGCTTCTGGTGCTTCTGATGTCAACACTGCATGTTCATGTTCAGGAACAGCAGAAATCATCTTCTCTTGTAATGGTCCAACCTTCATGGTAACTTCACCACTAAGAGTAGCACCAACAAATTCTACAACATTATCGTAACCACCAACAACAACACTACCAATATCCATTAACTGTTGTTGTTCACTCTTACTAAAATACCATTTACCACCAGTATTACCAACAGCAGATATTACACTACCAGATACAGGAGATCCACCACCTTGCACACCTCCACCTGCACCAACTAATTTCCTTGTTTTATAGTCTGGAAGGTCAAATGTTATAGCACTTGCCGATCCAAAGTCTGATTTATTGAAACTTCCACCTGTACCACCATAGTTATCCTTCAAGACTTCATATAATAATGGATAATCTTGAGCATTAACTGTCGATCCATCACAGTATAAGAAACCAGGATACTGATTATCAGGGTCACTAGCAGAATTTGATGATACTGTCTGTATTCTTATCTTACCAAGACCATCAGAACCTGCTTGAAGAACCTTTAATACATCTCCTGGTGCATATCCATAACCTTCTTGTTTTATAGTAGCATAATCAATTGCTCCACCAGCAGTAGCAGCAATACCAACTCTTAATCCAAATCCTTCTGACGTTATGAATACTATATTACCAGCAGATCCTAGATCTGTGATGTTATAAAAGTAACCAGCAGCAATATCACCTGTGTTTCTTGCCAATCTAAATGTATTTGTACTAACAATATCAATAACTGCTGTTAATCCTGCATCGACAGCAACACCACCTGTACCTCCGGGTGACATAGCAACAGTTGCTGCTGCACCTGTACCACCACCTCCAGTAATAGTAACTGTTGGGAATTGATATCCAATACCACCATCTACTACATTAATACCAGTAACTGCACCAGCATTAACTACAACCTGAAAAGATCCTGTTGTTACAGGACCACTACCATTATCTCCAACAACTATAGTTGGTGAACTTGTATACCCTGAACCACCGTTAGTTACAGTAAATGATTGAATAGAACCACCAAGTTTTGCTTTGTTTGGTGATTGTGATGTGGATTTAATTATTATCTTATCACCATCACTTAAAAGATTTCCTACACCAGTGAATGAAAATGTATCATTACTTACTGATAGACCACCCTGTCCAATAACCATTTCTATTGGTTCTATTGGATAACCTGCTGGACTCATTAAATCTGATTGATACCCCGAACCAGTTCCAGCAGCATACTGTGCTATCGCAGTAACTACACCATCATCTGATACCTTATCGTCATCTGCCTTAAACACAGGTAAGATTGCACCAATAGGCATAGTTGATGACGTGTAAGTCACCTTATCTGCTAAGTAGTTAGAGCGAATATTTCTCATTAGACTTTAATTAGATAATCGACCATAATAAAAGGAGCAATTAAATTGTCCATCTTCTTAGTTTGATCAGGAGTAATATTAATTGTGGAAGTCATTCCATCAGTACTAACGAAGAACTCAGTAGTATTTAAGTTATAATTGGTAGTACCTGTCTCATAATTGATGGTATGAGTATGATCTGTTGGATCAGATTCATAATTCAAAGCATTAGTTGTTACTACCACGTTAGATATCTGTGGATACACAGTATTTGCTATACCAGTATCAACAGCAGTATCAAACGGCATGACATTAGATAAGTCAGCAGTATGTGAATAACCATTAGTACCTGTCTGAGGTATATCATCAGTACCAACACCAGTTGCACCAGCAATATAGTTTGATGAGATACTTAAAGAACTACTCGCACATGTCATAGACTGTTGACCAATTGGCCAAGGTAATGTCTGGAAGCATGTATTAGGTGTAGTATCTATGAATAGAGGTATAATACTAGGACTTTGACCAGCAATATTATCACCAGATTGTGTAGTAGACTGTGAACTTGGTACTAAACAATAGATATTAAATCCAGCACAAGCATTCTTACACACACCATAGTATTGATAACTAACACCGAAACCACTAGGAATATAGTTGCCTGGTGTGAAGTTCACTGATTCTGCATACAATCTACAAGCAGGTTGTGCTTCCTGGTTACCACCAGGACCATCAACCATTGTGTGATAGTACCATTCATGTACACCAATCGTAGAAGCATTCCTGTAATAGTTTAATTCAAACATATCACTACCAGCACGTCTCTTGATCCTACACCTTCTGGTTGTAGTATAGTGACAGTGTGGTTGGAATCCATTTACAGGAACAATCTCCGAATCTACGTATCTTGGTCTAGTAAATGAAACATTACCTCTTAGTGCAGCAGTAACTGGTGGGATTCTAAACTGTCCACTTAAAGTAATAGTAGCAGTACTTCCAACATTACTTGACACCTCAATACCAACACCAGACTTATCTATTGTCTGGTTAGCAGCATTGGTTACTGTCAGGTCATTCATTACACCCTGATCCGAACCACTTGATGCTTTAATAAACTTTGATCTTAAATCTGGTACTTGAAACTGTGAAGTAGTTAAAGTAACACCAGTCTGTTTGAATACACATAGATCACCCAGTCCTAAAATCTCAGCAAGAGCAGGGTATTGTGTTTCATTGTATACACTACCATCACATCTCAAATAACCAGCAGGTAGTAACGATGCACTGAGTCCTACTGTAGGATCATTAACATCTAATTCTCTAGGGAATGCTATCAGGGATCCTGTTGTAGTACCTAGTTTATTTCTCTCTTGTGATAGGAATGCTGCCATTAGAATGCCCGTATTAACATTATTACTGTCTGGGAAGGTGTATTGTTATCTAATACAATATTTAATGCACTATCGATGTCAGAAACATTAACAGTATATGATTGTACATTATTAATAGCGATATTTGAAGGTGCTCTCAAGCCTGGAGCAGTCATAGAAATATCAAATGTAAAATGATTATGCGGAGCAAGACTTGATTCTGTGAATACTTCACCAGAATGACTCAAGTTTGTTGGATAAGTTACACTTTGATCTCCACCAATATAGTTCTTCTTACCCATAATACCTGATGTATATGGTGGTGGGAAGACACCAGTATGTGCAATCATTTGGTGGCCATAATTATAAGTGTCACCAAAGGCAGGAGTATTACCACTACCTTGTGGTATAGTTCTAACCTTACCGACTTCAGGAATAGTTGCTTTAGTCGCAGGGTCGAATGTCTTTCCTTCACTGGTTACAACAAGAGTATTGTCATCATAGTATGTGATAGATCCGAATCCATTCTGCCAACTATCAGGACCATCATTACCACCTGCACCAGTTAGGTTAGCAGATTCATAATCAGGTGATCCACTAGTAGCATAGAATGTAGTCTCGAATGTTTGTACATACTTACCAGAAGGTTGAGCAGTAGTATATGATCCGGGATGCCTATGAGCAGGTGTGTGGTCTATACCTAGTTTTCTACCGAGAACATAGTATGTCTTAGACCATGTAGGATCATTCAGAGTAAACTCTTGAATCCTACCTGCCATATTATTAATACCATCAAGTTGGAATGTTATATCAGTGTCAGCACTGTAGATAGCAGGGGGTGTTACCGCAGTACCATCACCTTCAATCAAAGGACCAACAACAGTATCAGCATCCGCTTGATTGTACTGATATTGTGCGTCACCCAACATAGTTCTCTCAACATCAACCAATGCTCTACCATTTAAGTTAGGAACACGAAATTGATCTGCCGCTTCATAATCAGGGTAATTACCCTTAATTGATGTAGCAGTGGGACCATATGTGTTACCAATCATAGATGCTAGTAAAGGATATTCACTAGCAGAATGAGTAGCTCCATCACATAGTATCCAACCATGTGGCACGTTAGGGGGATTTGATCCTCTAAGCGTTGAGTTACCTCCCCATGGCATTATAGTGCCAATGGGTGAGGTCTTCATTGTTTTGACTCTGTTGTAGAATGCCATTATAGTTCAGTTAACCACCAACCTTGATATGCAGCAGGGATGAAGTTATCTCCATCTGATTGACCAACGAATATTAGACCGAAGGATGCGTTTCTGTTCTGTACAACAAGTTCACCAGATCCGTATGGAGTAGATAGACCACCCAACTTAGTACCTTCAGTATCACCTTGAATTGCAACTGGTTCACCACCTACGATTGGAGCACGAATTACGAGAGAGTTGTTATAAGTCAATTGACCACCAACTTCAGTAAATCTAATGATGTCTCCAGTCTCAGCAAGAGATGGTAGAGTTAATACCATCGCACCTGTTGCTGGTGCTACTGCTACAATATAATTTATATTGCTAGTAACACTGCCTGTTGCGTTAACGAAGGTAGACTTATGACCACCATTCTTGTTCTTCCAACCAGTGTAACCAAATCCATCGATAGAACAGTCTTGGTTAATCTGATAGTTCTTAGTACCACCATCACCAAGATTTCTAACTGTGAATATCTTCTGGGTATTAGATGCAGTTGTAGCAGCAATACCATTGATATCTAAGAAACGACCAACGAATGTATCACCATATTCAGGTTCAACACGGAATGTTGGTGAGAAGGCAGTGTTAGAGAACTGAATTGCATCAGGATCCTCAACACACTTACTTGGGAATACTCTTAGGAATCCACTTATGTCTGTAGCAGCATTAACAACTAACTTACCAGCTTCAAAGTGGTGCTCGTCGTTATTTACTAATGTGAGGATAGGTACGTTATTATCAGTACCCATGATGTCGAAGGAAGATCCGATGAACTTAACATCATCGTATACTGTCAAACGACCATGATGGAAGTCCTTCTTGACCAATGGTGTTCCACCAGTGGTTGTTACTGAGTTTCCTACCTCAAAGATTTCATCACCGATGAATAGGAAGTACTCTCTATCCTTGAAGAATGGAACTACATCACTGTTCTTTAACTTGATTTCTACAAGAGATGAACCTGATCCAGCAATATCTTCTTCAAGTACAGTTGTCTCTCTAAGTAATACTCTCCAGACAGTTTCACCGTCAGCGTGAGTCTTAGCAGCACCAGGCCAGTTAGCAACGTTATTAATACGAGTTACAGGCAAGTATCCAGCAGTACCAGAGGTTACAACTGGAGTACCAGTTATCTGCATGAATTCTTCTTGAGTACCTGAACCGTAACCAACTAAGATGAAGTCGTTAATTGCAAAGTTGCTAACGTTATCAACTGTGAGTTGGGTTGCAGTTGTTGTAATCGGAGTTACAGTATCAACAAATGTTGTTGCAATTCCGTTATCAACTTTAGGATCCTTAAGTACTGTGTATACAGTAGCACCAACACTATGTGATGATACACTAGTTCCAAACTTAGATCTCTGTGTATAAACTCTACCACTTGGGTTACCAATTACAGTGTCACCACTGCAAGCATCGATAGTGAAGATATCACGAACACGATCTGTTATACTAAACTTCTCGTTCTTCGCTGCCTTTAATGATACACCAGTTGCAGTTCCAGCACCAGAGAAGGCAGTGTTCAGTGTTACTGTACTACCAACGATGCTGACGATCTGAGGATCAACCTGTCTTGTGACACCACCATCAGTTACGAACTGATTCTGTGTTAATGTTACTGCATTACCACCGCTTACTAGTTGAACGTAATCGTTAACTTCAAGTCCAGTAGTATCAACAACGTTAGTGATAGTTGTGAATGATGCTGCGATATCACCAGTGAATACACCAAGAGAAGCAGCAGTTGCCTTGTAACCAGTCTTACATCCACCAATGAAGTTGAATGAACCGTTAACAGTTAACTTACCATTCTCTCCATCAACACCATCGTTACCAACGATTACTCCACCAGTTACAGTGTCAACCTCGAACAATACGTTACCAGGACATCCATCCTTAATTTGTAACTTCTTATTGTTCTGTGTAAGAGGTGTTGCTAGTTTGAATACTTCACCTTGATTGAAGGTTCCGTCTGTGTTTGTATCTTCACGATCAACAATAACATAGTCTCTTTGGACTGTTAGTGTTCCACCGAAAGATGCTAAGTAGATATTCTCCTGAGTACCAGTAGAATCAATTGTCTGCTCTGTCCATGTAGCATCAAATGCGATGTTACACTTATAGATTGGAGTTCTGTTTGTTACTGTATCAGGGTGATTAGTCTTGACAGTTGTGAATGTACCAAGTGGTTGTCTCTCAACTGTTAGGTAGTAAGGAGCTTGTTGTACTCCACTTAAACCACCAGAAGCAACTCTTACGATCTCTGGGTGTGTTCCTGTTCCTGCATCAACTGTTGTGTCAAGGATTATGTAATCACCTTCACCAAAGTAACTACCAGGATTATTGAGTAATGGTAAGTAGTACTGATTACCAGTTAGAGCAGGTAGGTCAGCACCGCCAGGTCCAGCAGCAGCTATTACATTCTGGAATGTAGTACCGCCCCATACTCCTGAACCAGCAGTGTCAAGACGGTTGTAATTTGGATCTGCTTCGATAACTTCAAGTACATTGATGATGTCAATGTTCTTATTGTAAGTACCTACTGATATAATACCACTTGCGTGAGCGAATGGAGTAGATCCTAACTGTGCTCTATCACCAACGAAGGAGAAGGCAGAAGTACCACCGCAGAGGTTAACGCTACCGTTAAAGGTTGCTGTACCATCTACTTCAAGGTTATTTCTAACTGTGGTTGTACCACCTTGACCAGCAATGTTAACTTCAGAAGAGTTAGTTGCTACGTCAATGGTCTGTGTATTACCAGAGAATAAGGAAACAATACCTGCTTCAGTATTCAGAGTTACGATCTGTTCTGGTTGTGTTCTATCACCACCAAGTATCTTGTCTGCACCGAATGTTGCATCACCTGCGTAGGATACCTTTCTATTTCCAAACTTAACGTAGGATAGTGATTCGTTATTACCGTATGCACCACCAATTTCAATCTTAGAAATGTTAGTTGCAGTGTCAGCAATAGCACCTAAGAAGATGTTACTGTCAACAGAAGCACTACCAATCTTGATAGTCTGTTGTCCAGTTACAGAATCACCAATGTCTATTGTCTGAGCTGCTGTTGTAGTATCAGCGATTGTTAAGGCAGTTGCAGCACCCGCAATATTAACTGTGGTTGCAGTACCGTTAACAAGATTGAATGTTGTAGCAGCAGTAGTAAGATCTCCACCATCAATTTGAACATCTAGATCAAATAGTGCATTGCCAGTGAACTTAGAAGTTCCGTTGACAAATAAACCGTATGAGGAAAGATTTGCATCTGTTGCATTGATACCAACCTGACCAGTACCTACAGTATTA